AACTATAAATCCTTCAATATCAGGAAACTCTACGTCAATGACGGTTTCCTTAGCCATTAAATTTGCGATTTTACTCATTTATTTTTTCCCCTCTGTGTAATAATAAAAAGGGTGCTCACTATAGTTTTCAACGCCTGTCAAACTGAGGGGGCAAGTTTGACGTTTGTTAATAGTGAGCACCCACATGAAATTAAATTTTGCCCCCTCAAAGCTCATTTAATTTACTTTTCTACAATTAATGTAATTTCGTCTCCCGTACCCTTATTTGTTTCTTGAGCAAGGAAGTTAACTGAAATTCCGATCACATCATCAATTGAGTGGGTTGGAATTTCAAACTGCATAGCTGGCATATTAACTGCAAAGAATGGTGCAGTTGCGCCGCCAATTTTAAGGTTAGCATTAGAAGTAACTGCAGAAGAAGTACGTGAATCTTCAACAATCTGCTTCAAGAACTGAGCTGAGTTATCTGTGCCACCTCTTAAGTATGCACTTAGTGATCCAGAGATTGCACGAGCACCTGCAAACTGACCGATGGGTGAGTTAAGAGATGCAAGCTCTTCTGGAGTTAAGTATGTAATATTGTTATTGTAGTCAAAGCTGAGTGCTGTAACTGGGAATGTAAAGTCAACTCCTGCTGCAGTTGCACTTTCAGCGTGCTTGATTTCAACTGTTGAAAGTCTATTCTTAATGAAACTGGCGGATGAAACTGTGCCAGAAACATTATAAGAGTTCCAAGGATGATATGAAGCTTGAGCTGTCATTGCATACTGGTTAGAGTTAGCAGATACATCTGTGCCATTATTAAGAGTTCCACCGAAGGTAGAAACTGCAATGTTTCTCTGACCATCGCGAAGCTCAATCAAGTTTGTTCCGAAACCTGTCCAAGTTGTAGTAGCAATACCGTCAATAGCAGCGTCAATTGACCCTTGGTTAACAGTTGCGTTTGAAACTTGGTAGAACACGTTATCCATTTTAAAGTATAGATGATACTCAACAGCAGTCGCAAAGTTTGAAGAGTGAATAAACACGTTTGAACCAGCAGCACGACCTGCTAGAGAAAATTTACCATCATCCTGCCATGCACTGTTAATTTCAGAACCAGAAGCAAAAGCAGTATTACTCATTAGAGCTTGCCACATAAACCAGTCAGCACAAGGCATTGAGTTACCTTCTGCGGATTTATTGGAACCTCCTGCAGTCTTTGTAAGACCTGTTGGCTTTAGATAAGCCTGGAAGTTCCAGTCAACTGGGTTAAGGGCAGTATTAAATCTTTGTTGTGAACGATCAGGAGTCAGACCACTTTCTAGTGATGTGATATCCTGGGTTGCAGCAGCCTGTGAAACAGCGTAACCAGCAAGAATTTCTACTTGCCAAGTATTAGCAGGAGTCAGGGCTGTAACTGCGGCACCGCTGGCAATATCAACGGTTGACATAAACACCTTTGTGTTTCTTTGTAGATTAAGTTGGGCAGACATTTAATTTAACTCCTTTATATATTTAATTGGTATCTTGCTAAAATATCAATCTCTAAAATGCCAAATGGAGCTACTAAACCTTCATCTGTAGAAACACCTTCTATTGTCATATCTAGTATTCCAATGCTTGATCTATCGCCTAAATTATAAATAACATGCTCTATATCATCTGCGAGACTTTCTGCGGTTGTTATAGGGTTTTCTGCTCTAATATAGGCTCTGATAGTGATGTTTAGTTCCCCGGTAATTAATCCTGCTGTATCGTAAATTCTAGATTCTGTTCCTGCATTTACGCATATTGTAGGAAAATCATTTATTTCGTCTAAAAATTTCATACGACGAAAACAGTTATTAGAAATATCTAAGTTGTAAGTATAGGAAGCGTCAAATGTAGAAACGTCGCCATTTATCTTTTTTAGCTCAGACACCAATAGCTCGGTAATCTCTTTTCTTCGACTTAACGCCATTTATTTTCTACCTTTTCCTAGTATATCAAATTGATTTTTATAAAGCAAATCTTAAATTCTCAAAACAGATTCGTGCCCAGTTTAAAAACCTCTTATAATTCTAAAACGAGTTCCGTACACTTGTTTAACAGTATCTCTAATAGACCCTTGTAATAAAAATCTAGGTGCTCTTGCTCCTCTTTTTTCGTGCACTCGATAATTAGGAGCGTAATAATATTTAATTAAATTAGATCTAAAGTCTTGAATTACCCTAATAGAATCTACAAATTGACCAGTTCTATAGGTTAAAACAGTAGGGCTTAAAGGTTCTCCCCTAACTGGACCTTTAGGCATACGTCTTTCTGTTTCTCTTTGAATTAAAGCTGTCATCTGTGCATCGGAAATTGTTTTAGTTGCTTCTTTTTTCTGCTGTCTTTTAGGGATATCTATATTAGCGGTTATTCCATTACTACCTAGTTTTTGTTTTTCAATTAATGTTCTATATACTAAAGGAGTGTTGCTACCTTCTTCAAACTCTTTTGCTATAGAAATAATAGATTTTAAAAACTGATCTGCACCTAATTTACTGTCTTCATTAAATCTTCTAATTGCATAAGATAAAAAACGACTACTAAAATTAGCCCCTAAAGAGGAATGAAATTTTTTAGTAGTGTCTATAGCTTTATCTAAAAAAGAGTTATAAGCAGAATCTGATAACTTAGCGTCTATTTGAATAGAAACTTTTCCTCTAGCTCTTCTTGACTGTCTTGCTGTTAGAAGTATTGAGGTTCTAAAAGAAGACCTTAGTTTTAGTACTTCCGCCGCATTAGCCAATACTTTTACTCTGGGAGGGCCTCCTCTTTCTTTATCTAAGTAATCAATCAAAGCAAAGTTTTCAAACTTTTGCTCTATTTGTTCTATTATACTTTCTTTTAACTTACTATCAGAATCTAACCAATCATGCAATTCCTTAGATTTAAGTTGATTAATTTGTCGTCCTAAAAAGGTTTCGTCTCCATCATCTTTTTCTCCTCTTTTTAAGTTGAATTCGCTTAAAAAGGATGATTCTTCTGAAGAACCTCTTTGTAGTGACCTACCAGTAACAGCCACACTTCTTTCTTTTGATGTCTTTTGCTTAAGTTCTAAAAACGCTTGTGCGCCTCCAGTTAAAGATGTTTTTTCAAGAGTCACACCAAAAACTTTTAAGAAGGCTGTTAAACTGCCTTGAATATCTGGACGAGCACTTGGTTTTGAAAATTTAGCAGTATTTCTACCCTCTTTTAGTCCTGACCTAGTAGAAATAAAATCAGACATTATCCTTAAGGCAGCAGATCTAGCAGTAGAAGATCCTTTTAACCCTGCTTTTGCTCCTTTTGAAACTCTTTGGGCATATGTAATAATAGGAATACGCTTACCATTTTCTATAACATAAGTGCCCTCTATTGAAATAATAGGTTGCGCCATTAAATAATCACTCTATATAAATCTAGAATACGGCGGATATGGGGAGGGAAATTGGAACTTAACTGTCTATCTTGAACATTTTCTCCTTGGAAAGTGAAACCTTGAGATTCTTGGCGGTCTTTATGAAGCATTTTAGCATAATCCATAGTAGCCATTAAAAGATCATTAGGAACACTGCCAGAGTCATAGCCAGATTTATAAGTTACACGGACTCCACGAGGATAATTTTTAAATACAGCAGCTCCTACAATTGTAAGACCGAAGTCTCCTGTTCCATCCCCAATATTCTTAGTAACCTCACCAGTATCAGGGTAGAATAAAAAGTCTTCTACAGAGGCATGATCATCAGCAAAATCAGAGTTATCATTAGCACCATCAAAATGAACTAGTAAAACAGTGTCATCATCTGTCGCGTGTTGATAAGAAGGAGCAGTAAAAGCAGCAGTGTGTCTTGCTACATGAGAAATACGAGTCTCATCAATAAAACCATTAAAATATTTATAACTAGAGGATACGTTCTGACGAGCAAATTCTAATTGAGCAGAAATGTCAGGCATTACATTAGAAGTAGTTTGTGAAGCGATGGAAGTTCCATCTCTGTACAAGTTCCAAGAAGAACCTGATCTTACGATTTCTACATGATGAAAAGTATTAGCTGAGTAACCAGTTGATGCTGCGTGTGTTACATTTACAACCTCAGTACCTCCAAATACTGCTCTAAAAGTAAAGCCATTTGTAGTATCATAACCGAGGGACCAAAGATTATCTGCATCCGCAGCTTGTGAAATAAAAGTAGTATTTGCAGAGTAAGAATTTGATCTCACTTGCATATCAATAGTAAAATCGGAATCTCCAAAATACCAGTCATTTGAATCTGCTAAAAATATGAAATCATCAGAGCCGTCAAAAAATACAGAGGAGTCCCCGAACTTTTTATATCTAGTTTTTAAGACGGGTCCTCCACTGCGAGTTAAAGTATGGTTTGAATCAATTCGAGTTACTGAAGATCCGTCTGATTGTGGGTTATTTAATTTTCTGTAAGCAGTACCATCATATTCAGAAATAGAGTGTACATTTTGTAAAGGAAGTCGGGAAACAAAAACTGAAGACTTTCCGCCATCAAAAACTTCTGAATAAGAATTACTTAGAACTTCGTGTCCAATGTAATTTTCTACCGCACCACAAGCAAAAGAAATAAGATTGCTGAGTCTAGCATCTTCATTAGAGCTTGTAATATTTAGATAATTTTTTATCTGTGCTAAAGTTACATATGGATATTTACCATAATTGCTAGACATTTCTCACCCCTTTTTATTTAGTAACGATTGTTGTTTTTGGTTTAGCTGCTGCTACAGTCTCTACGGAAGTAGCGCTAACCACCTTTTTCTTAATTGGAGCAGGAGCTGGTTTAGAAGCAGCTTTAGCTTTTTTCCACTCTTCAATATACATTTCTACCTGCCCTAACCCATTACCACGCTTCATAAGAATAGTACGGGCTTCGTCTTCATCATCAATGTTCATAATTTCATCAAGCATTAAAATTATCTCCTTGTTTTATAGTAAGAAAGGGAGGCAGGTGATCCTACCTCCCTCTCCCTTAAAGGTTAATCAGAATATTTTCTAATCTAAATTAGGCGAGTGTTCTGATTGTTGCAGCGTAGCCGTAGGTGGTAGAAACGTTTGCACCTGCGCCTGAGCCAGTGGTTGAGAGAGCCTTGAAGTCAAAGCGTGTGCTCATGTACATCGCTGTGACCTGCTGGCGGGGTTCGTACTCGCTCTCGATCTCCATACCACGTCGTTCTGCGATCATCCAGCCTGGCTTGTAGACTAGAGCACCGATGTCGGCTGAGTTTGAACCAACGTTATCAAGGAATTCAGTAATAACAACTGGAATACCATAGATTGCACCAACAGAACCTGTGAGGTATGTTGCGTTTGGACCAAACTTGTCAACTGTGCGGAAGTCTGAAGTTGTGACTAGCTCGTTGTAACCTTCAATTGTGGTGAGGTATACGAGGTGATCACCAAGCTGTAGACCATATTTGCCCATAAGAGCGCGAGCTGATGCGATATTTGCGGCAGAAGCCTTTGTATCACCATCGGCGGTGCGAACTGATAGACCGTCTGTAGCAACTTGGTTAACCATTGTGGTAATACCCTTAACAACAGAGGCATAAGTTGATGTGCCACCTGGGTTAGCGGTGAAGCCGGTAAGAGCACCAGTACCACGAAGGATTGCCTTATCAATTGACCGTGATAGACGACGGGTTGCTGCGCGACGGAGGAAGTCGATTAGAGGAAGAACTGTATCCTCTTCTTCGTCCTTGGCAAGATGGGTTGTAACCATGAACTTGTGTGGTGTAAAGTCTACTGACTTAATTGCGTTCTGGTTTGAGGTTGGGACGTTTGAGGTATCACCAACGCCTGTGGCATATGTGCCAGAAGCGAATTGTGCTACCTGATCGTCGGTATCCTCATCGGCTACGGGGACACGGAATGTCTTCGCATCGACCTGGATTCTATCGAACATAGGAGCAATAACGAGCTGCTGCTCCATTTCTTCGTAGATATTTGTTGAGAAGTTGCTTAGGAACTGATCAACTGAAGTGACGGCCTTAATCTGATTACCGAGTTTGGTATCAAATGGGTCACGACGATTGAGAGCCTTAGCAAGTAGGAAAGCATTAGCCATTTCCTTCTCAGAATACTTGCTTGAAGCCTTCTGAGCTTGATAAACATGCTTGCTTTCAGAGATTGCTTTAATCTCGTCTTTATATTTTGCGATCTGAGACTTGAGTTCATCAAGTTCTTCACGAGTTTGACGGGTTGATTCACCGTGGCGGTCAACTTCGTCGGCTTCTTTTAGAACAGCTTCACCAGTCTTTTCAACTAGCTTTTCTGTGTTGTTTTCTCCAACTTTTACACTGGAGACTTCCTCTGCGGCCTTTTCTACAACTGTTTCAGTTGCAGGAGCAGCCTTTTCAGTCTCTAGTACAATTGGATCACCTGCATTTTCGGTTGCCATTGTTTCATTCTCCTTTATAGTCTTAGTAGTCTTATGACCGTTTACTAATAAGGCTAGATCCTTGGAAGTCTCTTCGCCATCGTTGCAGTCAATACTCTTAAGCTTTTCGATGTTATTAATCATCATTTTAGCAATGTGGTAGTTTGTATCATTCCATTCTGTGGATGGGACAGTGGTTAAGTTAATTGTTTTATTCAGCTTTTCCTGTAAAAGTTCACTATTTTTAACAGCTTCGTTATCTTTTACTGCATAAAGCTCTTGTTCAGAAAGTGTGACTAGGTTTTCAAAATCTTCTTTAATTGAAGCTCTTTCTCCATCACTTAGACTTTTAAATTCTGTTACTGAAACATCTAAATCAAATTGTGATCCGATGTCCCAAAAATTCGCTACTGATAAATTTTCAGCAGGGATTGTAACTGTATTATCTAATGATTTTCCGTTTAAGTCAACTTCTAAAAATTGAAAAATAGGGTTTTGGGCAGTAGCAATTTTTACAGTCTGATACCTTTTACCCTCACTTTTTACAAAAGCACCATTTTTAATTTGTGCGGTTTCTGCACTAAGAAGATTAACAAAAGGAATTGGCTCATAAGGATCAGATGAAAGGTTTACGGCCTCTTCATCATCATCTTCCTCAGATAGTTTCTCAATGTCTACGTCTTCAGCAAGATTGACTTCCTTAATAATTTCCTTCTCTTCTTCTTCAGCGGCAGCAACAATGACTTCTTCTGTCTCGTTTGTTTCAACGTCTTTAGTCATAGTATTCTCCTCTTCAGAATATAGAGTAACAGATGAGTAGTTAGGGTTTTTAGACCCACCGTTTGCCTCAGTCTCACTAGGAGACATGGGACGGGCTTCTCCATCTGTCTTATCAGGTGAATCAACATTGTTAGAAGGTTGAACTAAGAACACAATTTCGTGACCGTGCCCTTCTGCTTCTTCAATGGTATAATTCACAATTTTGTGATAATGCTTTTGGCCATGAGAGGAATAGGTAGTAACACCATTGCCACTATCATCCATTTCCATAGTATGATAATGACCAGCTTTGTTACCAGTTATTCCGACATAAATGCCTTCCATCATTTTCACTTCGTCTTTTAGACTAGCCTCTTTGAGACTCTTCTTAAAGGCTTCATATTCATCGTTAGATTCAAAACTTTTTCTAACACTGAATAAGCTTTCTTGGTTGCAAGGAACGGATACAACACTAATTTCGTGAAGTTCTACATCAGTAATTTGTGTTGTGTCTGTATTCCGATCATAGCGACCATCCTTAACGCGGAACCCTACAGAAAAGCTCTTTAAAGCTCCGTCATTAATAAGTGTTTGTACACCGTGAAGTTTTTCTGCTGCGTCACTAACATATGCCTCAACAAAAATACCTTTACGATCTACAGAAATCTTTTTAACACGCCCAATTGGTTTGTTATGATCGTGTTGATAAAGAAGAACAGGATTTTTGCGATAATAATCAACGCCTTTGGCCCATGCATTGGCTGTAATGATATCACCCGCTCGATCTTTATCGGTGGTGTTAGCATAGCCTGCAATAACTAGACCTTTCTTCTTTTTAGGAGCACGTTTCTCAACCGTTAGAGGGCTGTATACATGAAACATTTTTTCCATTCTATGTATCCCCTTGTGTAGGATCAGGAGGTGTGTCTGTATTATCTTCTGTAGGTCTGCCTCCTTGAGACGGATCTACAGCACTTCCTGTAATATTTTGTGGTATTCTAATTTCATCGCAATCATCACGATGTTGGAATCTCAAACCTATTCTAGCTTCATTAGGTGTAATAATACCAGTATTTACTAATGTAGAATAGTACATAGCTTGTGTTTTTTCATCTGACCTGAGAGCAGATACAGCAGCTCTATCAGGTCGAATAATAATATCTGAGTTAAAGAAATGAGAAAATGCGCTACAAAACTGTTCAAGAATTGGCATAACAGTATGATTATAAAATAATACTTGGTTAGCTGCAATATTCGCATTATTACCAGACTTTAGAAGAACATATGGGACACCAAGAGCTTTTGCTATATCTTGCTGAACTCTTTCTACAGAGGCTTCAAAGTCTAGTTCAGAAAATTTAATCTGACCAAAGGGACTTAACTGAAGACCTCCATCTAAAATAGCAGGATTTCTAGCCCCACCATATATAGTAGAGTAGCTCTGTCTCCACTGTTCTAAAAGTCTATCTTTAACTTTTGGACTTAAAACAGAATCAGTCTGTAAAACAATACCTGGGATACCATTATTCTTAAAGAACTGACGCTGGAAGTTAATTAAATAATAATAAAGTTCAATTAATCTTTTAATGGACTTTAGCTTTGGAGCACCTCGGTATATACTATCTTCATTATCATTTTTAATATGGATAATCTCATCAGTATCAAATTTTAGAGCAGATTCTTGTCTCGTTGTTTGCTTACCGTACCCGTATACACTAGAAGACTGAACATTTCTAACTAAGAAGTTAAAGTGTGAAATAAAAGTCTTTTCATCTGGGATAACTTCCATATCATTAGCAGGTAGTACATAAAGATTAGTGCGATCATAATAAAAGAAAGCATTACCATCTAACATATAGTCTAAAAATGCTCTACGAAATAACTTAACTCTATCTTCAAAAGGATTAGGAGAACGATTCAAAAGTTTGTCTACTTTTTTTACTGCTCCACCACCTTCTACTATAATTGGAACTTCTATTAAAGCATTTATGATAATATCAATAGATCTATTAACAACTTCTACTTCGCGGTATGCTTGTTCAAAATCAAGAATAGTTTCTGGACTAGCATAAGGCTCTGCAGCTGCCAAAGAGGGTTGGGCAGGGTTAAGTTTTTCTGATATCCATCTTCTCCAACCTGGAACTTCGTTAGCCATTTTTCTCCCTTTGAACATTCAACCAGTTTATAATTTTATTCGCTAAATGATTACTATATCTTTGTCCGTATAAATTGTGTAATCTTTCATGGTGTTGTTTGCAGAGAGTATAAAGATTATCATTACTTAACCGTTGAAACTCATCTTCATAAAACTTAACTCTTAGATCTTTAATATAATCTACAGAACTAATTTCTTCTATGTTTTCCTTGATACACCAGTCATTAAACAATTGAGATATAGAATAAATATGATGAAGTTCTAAATTATTTTTTTCTTTACAAATAAAACACTCATCACGTAACTTGTAGTCTTTTTTAATATAATCCCTTATGTACTTAATAGGAATTCTTTTTAAATCTGCCATTAGAATAACTTTACCAAATACTAAACTTTGTGTCCAATCTTTAATTTTCAGAAGCTAAGAAAGGGGAACGAAAATCCTGAATTACTTTCCATCTCTTACTAAAATGATCAGGATGCTTGTTCAATCCTACTTCTCCCTCCTCTAATAAAGAAACTTCAGTTTTAATTATTTTGGGTCGGGTTTTATAGTAATCACTCATAGATAAAGATACTTGTATATCATCTCCTCTATCCTTTGTACCCCAAGGCTCTAAGTAATCTTTCCATATAGTTTTTAAGTGAGGAATAGACACAGATAAACAGGCTCCTACGGCAATGTCAGATTCAGTATCAATGCACCACTCACTTGACAAGTCTTCGTATTTAGAAACTTTATTTATTCCTGATCTTCCATAAATAGATATAAGTCTATCAGGAGTTTTTCTTATCTCTGTTATTAGTCTCATTATGCAATGAAAGCTTGGATTTATATCATCATCTAAAATAATAGCATATTTATAATCTAATTCTTTGGCAAACTTCCAACGCTCAATACACCATCCATTTTTTTCTTTGTTTATTACTCCAGCACCTTTAATTTGGTGTAGCGTATAAGAAGGATTATTATTGATGATATAAATTGGTAATTTACCTTTAAATTTTTCTACTAAATAATAGACGTTATCAAGTCTTTTATAATTTAAAATTATTAAAACAGTATCTTTAAGCATATATAGAGGCCGAAGTCTTTACATAGGTATAGATGCCGTATCTAGCAGCATCAGAAGCATGAGAATTATCATCATGAATTGTTTTCGGATTTTCTGTTTTAGGATTCCATTTATAATTAGCCATTGATGTAAAAGTTTGAAAACCAGTTTCAGAATCAAAAATTAAACGATCATGGTCAATAAGAGCACCTAAATAATTTATACCGTCTTTTACAGATTTTACTGCATTTTCACAAAAAATATCATAGTCATAAGCAAAATCAGCTTTAAGTTGTTGGGCAGCAGAGTCTATGTAAATCATTTCTACTTCCCACTTTTCTTCTAGTTCTTTAATATTTTCTGCAAGTTCTGATGTTGTTACCTCTCCAGAAATATATTCATCTATAACATAGAAATATTCACCGTCCGTAGCTATTACAATAAAAGCATTTAAATCACGATAACCAACATCAAGTCCTGCGATAACTTCAAAACGATTAAGATTTTCTTTTACCCAAGTTAAATCTTGAAGATGACGACTTTCATCTAAGTTATAGACCTGCATTTCTGTAGTAGTCCAATCACACTCATACTCTTGAGCAAACATCTTATTAGAGATAGAACGACGAGCTTCTTCAATATCTTTTACACTTAGTAAAGGATTAGCTCTCCACGTAAATAATCCTGACCCCCAGTCGTCAAACTCGGGGTCTTGTCCTCGAAGATAATATGTATAAAGATAATTTGTTTTACCACGGGGAGTGGATATAAAAAGTGCTCTAGAATCAGGGTAGGTAGAAAGAGCAGGACGTAGATCACGAGTAAAATACTCATCATCAGGGATGATTGCTGCCTCGTCTACAATTATAAGATGAGCAGCACGCCCCACAAGTGAGTCTCTGTTGTTAGCCGATAAGAGGCGGAAGGTAGAACCGTTGATAAGTTTGACAACTTTATCTTTTTGATTGAACCTATCCACTTCCAGTTGTAAGTTTCTGATGATATCTGTGACATAATCCCAAATAATTGATGATAGAGTAAAGTTAGGAGCTACTACCATCACTTGCTTCCCAGGCTCTAAAAGTTTAGCAAAAGCTAAAATACCAGCAGCTAAAGATTTACCAGTTCTTCTAGCAGAAATATGAGTCCAGAAACGATGATCTTCTAGTCCTTCAACCATTCCCCATTGAGACTCATTAAATTGTATTCCGTTATGTTCTCCTACAACAATCTTATCAAGTAACCTTTCTACAGGCACTTTAAAATACTTATCCATTTACCCTCATTTCAAATAATTAGCTAAAGCAATACCAAGTCCTGCAACAGCGCCAGCTACAGACCCTACCCAGATTAAAGTTTTTAGGCTTATACGACCAGAGGTAGCCATAATTTTTAGTTCATTGATTTCCTTGTGCATCTCTGAGATGTTTTTTGACATATTTTCCATATTTTTTAGTAACTGCTCATATCGCTCTTGACACACAGCCTCATGTCTAGAAAACTCTAGCTTAGACTGTTGTGTACGTTCGTGTAAAGTATCAATATTCTCATTAATGTCCATTTTTCTACTCCGCATACTCTATCATATTAGAGTACCAAATAGCAATAGTGTAGCGATTACCTGACTCTATAGGTAGGACTTGATGAGTGTGTTCAAGACCAGCTTTAAACCCTACGAACATGCCTTTCTTTGGTTTTAGTCTATAATTTAGATTTACAAAATATATGTCACCCCCTATAAATGTATCATTTAGATAAAATATACCAGAATATGATCTAAATCTAGTGGGATGTTTTGTTTTTTTAATTTCTTCGTCTACATCTGGTTGCCAACAATTATCAGCATGAGGAGACATATCTTGTCCCTGTCTCCAGATTGTAAGTTCTGTGTTTTCTGGAAAACAATGATCTTGATAAAATGTGTTTATCTCACGTTGTCCTAAAAACCTAGAGTAGTTTAATACCGATGAAACAGTAGTATAAGGAGTTTCAGTTGCTCCACGTATATTTTTATAAGCTACCGTCCTATCTTTAAACGCTTCAATTCTTTGAAAAGGATTCAAAAGCTTGAGGA